AGCTGTTTGTGTACCAGTAACACTAGAACTTGATCCTGTAATTACACCACCCACTGTTGACGCGGCTGTTACAGTACCACTTGCACTGACTGTTGTTCCATATACATTACTATTGGTATTGCTGGCATCTACGTTACCGGTGACACTAGTTGAAGTGCCTGTGATAACTCCACCTACAGTACTGGCAGCAGTTTGAGTTCCGGTTACTGAACTAGAGCTACCAGTGATTACACCACCTACAGTACTGGCAGCAGTTTGTGTGCCAGTGACACTAGAACTTGATCCTGTAATTACACCACCAACAGTGCTTGCTGCAGTTACAGTACCACTTGCACTAACTGTTGTTCCATATACATTACTATTGGTATTGCTAGCATCTACGTTACCGGTGACACTAGCACTTGATCCAGTGATTACACCACCTACAGTACTGGCAGCAGTTTGAGTTCCGGTTACTGAACTAGAGCTACCAGTGATAACTCCACCTACAGTACTGGCAGCAGTTTGAGTTCCGGTTACTGAACTAGAGCTACCGGTGATAACTCCACCCACTGTTGACGCGGCTGTTTGTGTACCAGTAACACTAGAACTTGATCCTGTAATTACACCACCTACTGTTGACGCGGCTGTTTGTGTACCAGTAACACTAGAACTTGATCCTGTAATTACACCACCCACTGTTGACGCGGCTGTTACAGTACCACTTGCACTGACTGTTGTTCCATATACATTACCATTAAAATTCTGTGCATCAACGTTGCCACCCACTGTGACCAAGTTTGCTGTTTTGTTGAATGTAAATCCTGATGTTGCATTGGCCACGTTGCCGTCGTTGAACAGCACTTGAGTGTTTGCTCCAGCTGCACTAACATTTCCTTGGATGTTACCAATAATATAATTACCAGTAATATTGCCAGCGGCGCTGATTAATCCTGGAGTTAATAAGTTGCCACCAGTTACGTTGCCTGTAAAGTTTGTTGCGCCTAATACGTTGCCAATTAAACTAGTGGTGCCACTTACTACCATATTATTGGTATGTAAATTAGCATAACTGCTGATGCTTATAACTGTACTGGTTTCACTGGTACTGGTAAATGCTGTTACAAACTCGGAATTAGCTTCGTTCCATACAAAGGCAATATTATTTGCTGAGCCGCGCTCGCCAATAAAACCAATATCAACTGCTGGAGCACCAGTTTGGGTGCTGGCTAGTACAATAACTGGATCTTCAATGGTGGTAATTGTGGTGTCAATTGCGGTACTACTACCTTGAACTGTAAGATTACCAGTAACTGTAAGGTCGCTGCCGTAGGTTAAATTATTTGCAATCTTGTTGGATGTGATTGAGAAATTTTGCAGTTTGGCATTAGCGTTGATACCAAGGTATACGTTACCTGCACTTGCGTCAGTTATCTGATTATTATTAATTCTAGTTACGGCCATTATGGTCTCCAGTTAATGGTTCATGCTACTCGTGGTTTTTCACGGGCTATGACTTATTTACCGTGGCCGTGCTAAAACACTTATCTGTGCCGTTATTTAGAATAAATTAGCTCTGGAGCTGATTTGTGTTGGAAAAACTGTGTTGCTGGCGCCGCTAGACTAGGATTTTGTTACAAGAATCTGATGTCAATCACATCGCTTGTTTCAGGGGCTTCTGTAAACACCAAGTTTGTGCTGGGGCTAGGAACCATGGAATAGGACTGAGCTGGCACCTGTGTGATACCATTTAATATGACTAAGACAGCCGCTGTAGTAGTTGAACGATCCAGTGTAAATGTAGTGGCTGTTCCATTACCGTACAGGACTTGATTAGTAACTGCGGTACTGGTAGAGGCCCAAGCATTGCCATTGTAAACTTCTAGCAACGTGGTTGTGGTGTTAAATCTAACAGTGCCGGTGGTGCCCGGACTAGGGCGTTGGTCAGTATTGCCCACTGGCAATATCAATCCTGTTGTGGTGTTTATGCTAACTAACCCTGTGCCAGTGGGTTGTAGTGTAATTGTTGCATTGGCTAAACTGGAGCTAATTGTGGTATTGCTTATTGTTATGTTACCCAATACAGCGGCGCCACCTACACCAAATGTGCCTACGTACCTGTAGCCTACAATGAACACAGATTTTCCTGTGACTCCACCAGCAATTACACTTGGAATAGTTGCGCCGTTGAAGTTTAAAACCCCGGCTTGATAATCAAAAAACCAAGTATCATCGCTGCCAGAACCTGCTTGGAACAATCTAGTACCAGTGGTTTGTGGAGTTGTAGATCCTGTGGTGTCCACGTAAACCACTACCAAATAGTTGTCACCAAACTGTGTGGGTATCCAGTTGGCAAGATTAGTTTTCCAGGTCTGATTATCAGGTGCTGTTAGATCTTCTGTGCATTGTACTGTAGGGCTGTAACTACCGCCGCCATCTTTGTAGACCTGCACGATTGATGTGGTGTTAGCCGGTGGAGTGCTGGGAATATCGCCACTGTTAGTCCAAACCAAGTCACCACGATACAGTAGTGGGCTGGCTATGCTTTCGTTAAACGCTTCTTTGGAACCAGAACCCGGTGGCGGTATAGAGGTCTTGGCTACTCCGTACCCTAGTTTCTTCCAGAGATAGTCTAGTTTCTGGCTTTCACCAAATGTAGCAGCCATTATGCAGCGTCTCCTATTGAAAGCGCAGTAATGGTCTGTCCACTACTTAGTGCTATGCGAACTAAAATATTGTTGCCTGTGCTATTGCTTGAATTCTGTGAACCCAATGTCATGGTATAGCCCACGTTGGCAATAGCCGAATTAAGCGGCACTACATCGGCACCAGTTAGGGCGACACCATTACTGCCGTTGCCGCCGCCTGCAATACTTGCTCCAGGAACACCTGATCCGTTATACTGTAGTGAACAACTTAACCAACCGTCAAGCGTACTTGTTGGACCTGGAAAACCAGGAGTTGGTGAGCTAAATCCACCTGTATCAATAGTTGTGCCAGGGGCTGCGATCCACATGCCGGCTATGCCTGGGGTAGTTGTAAGCCTAATGTCAAAGTTGGCCATGGTAGCTCTGCGGAACGCAAACGTAAAGTATTGTAGTCCGCTGCGTCCTGTGGCGAGATCAGGACCTACTGGCAAATATCCCGTACTCAAATTGGTCACAAAATGTTTAACTACACCATATCGGTCAACTGCTTCGGCGGTACCAGCAACGGTTTGAACACCAGACCACACATTGCCAGTATAGTAGTTAGTAGCGCCGCTGAATGCTGGTGTATTAGCCGCGGCACCAAAACCAGTTATTCGTAAAGCGTTGTCAGTATATACAGATCCCAAGGTAGCACTGACCGCGATGTTGCCTTCACTAATGCCGGTGTTGGCTGTGGCATTTACTTGTATTTTGGTTGGTAATTGTACTGTAGTGCTTGTACCAACCACATTGAATATTGTAGCTGTTACGTTTGCTACGGCATTGACTGCTCCGTTGATTAGAACATTAACATTGCCCATGGTATAGTTTGATGAAATACCTGTGTTGGCCTTGACATTACTACCAGTCAACATTGTGCTTGGTCCATCAATCTGGGCCAGAGATTTAGTTTGCGTGGCAATAATTGAGCCAGTCCCTTCTATGGCTGAGCCAGCGGCCAGTGTAAACGGATCAGCACTACGGAAAGTTTGACCTGTAAAGTTTTGTAATTCTACAGTAGCCACTGTTATACTTGGGCTTCCTGTGGAGCTGTAATATGGTATGCCTGAAATATAAGCAAAAGTGCCGTTGACATTACCGGCCATGGCCACGTTGCTGGTTATCAAAGTAGGAGCTGAATTTAAATTGTCTTTGACCATGCCTACTGTATTGGTATTGCCCGACACCGTGTGTCTCAGTTGGAAATCATTGTAGCCAGTGCCTAGACTGGCTAGTGTGTTGCTGATAGTTGCTGAAAATACTTTGTAAAATCCTGTGGGCACAGCGGCATTGGCCACGTGCAGATCTCGATCAGCCGACACTATTAGCGCACCTACAGTGCCTACTGTGTTTCCACCTGTGGTGAATGTTACGTTACCCGAGGCTGTGTTGTTGACAAAGGCAGATAATGTACCTGTGGTTGCTGTATTGGCATTTTGGACTTGTGTACTTGTGGAAACTGGTGTAGTAGTAGCCACACGAATTACTGATGTGCCGTTGGCTACAATGTTACCACCAGTGTTGTCTGCAGCGCCAGCGGCCAACAGCGGGCTAGTTCCTTGACTGGCGGTGGCTATGGTCACATTGGTATAGCCGCTGAGATTAGTGGGCGCAGTAGGATTGGCCAAAATTGTGATATAACTGGTTCGAGTCAGAGTATTGCTTTGTGATATGGTTCCAGGAGTGCCGTTGGCTTGTAAGGCCACAGTTTTACTTCCTGTGGTTGGCGAGCCTACTGCACTTTGATATGAATGCGTGATGTTGGCAAAAGTTATTAGGCCAGTGTTACTTGTTGTGTCGCCCCAGGTCCAGTTGAATACGTTGCCGGTAAAAGCCACGTTAGGCGATGTTTGATTTTGAAAATTAAACAAACTTCTATCAAGGCCGTTGTAGTCAGTGTATAGGTATCCAACCTGTGCGTTAGAGGTAAATCCTGTGGCATCAGTTTGCGTATTGCTGGTTCCTACAAAGCCAGCTCTAACTTCTGGTTCAATAGAAACAGTTACGTTGCTTGACTTGAATGGGCTAGTACTATAGCCGGTGTACAACCAAAGATTGGCCACACGGTTTACCGTGGTTGCAGCATTTTGTTGCACTGAAGTAAGAGCAAAGGTATGAGTAATATTGGCCGCACTAGGATTACCGGCTAGGCCAGTTTGAATGTTGATATTGCTGTTGGCTGTGCTATCGCCCCACTGGAAGTTATACAACTGTTGGGCACCAAAGCTGGCTGTGTTGCCGGGACTGCCCGGAGTGTCGTTGCGGAAACTTACCACACCACCAGATGTGGCCAGATAGTTAATGGTTGTTGTTACATTGGCTGTAACAGCAGGACTTTGTTGTGTGTATATTTTAACGTTGGTTGCTGAGGATGTTACGCTGTAGGGTGGTGCGTTACCGGCTGTTTGATTTGTACCTGTTAGTGTGATACTACGAAGAGCATCAACATTGGCTGAATTATTATAGGTATGACTATTAGTAGTCCAACTGTTTCCTGGGTTAACCGCTGTGTTACCGTCACCGTAGTTGATTGTATAGGATGTGGCATACAAACTGGTGTTGGTCAATGTTACACTACTACCAGTGTCTAACGTTGTTGGACTTGTAGTAAATGATGGTAATGGTAGCGGAGTATACAGAGTAATGTAATCGGTGTTGGTCGATGTTGCTGTTGATCCTTTGGCGCCAAGGGCAGCATTGCCACTATAGGTTCCATTGGTGTTGTAGGCCGTGTAGACCACTGTGAATTGTCCGCCAAGCACATTGCTATAGGTGTGTGTTGGATTGGCCGATGTGCTGGTTGTGCCATCACCAAAATTCCAAAGATAGCTATTAGGGTTACCAATGTAGTGTCCAGTAAATGCCACACTTAATGGACTTGGGCCCGATGTTACGTTGGCAGTGATGTACACATTGCCTACATAGGTATTTCCAGCAATATTCAAAGCCACTTGGTTTAGATCATCCAGTCCGTCGGTTACAAATGTAGCCGTGGTCCAACCCGGATAGGCCACGTTGGTAGTTAAACTACCGTCTGTGGGTGTTCCTAGTGGAATGAGATTGCCAGTAACATTGCCGGCAACATTGCCTATTGTTTGATCTACATAAAATTTGGTGGTGGCATCTGCGTTGGCTACTGGTTCTGCTAGGTTGTTGATGTTGACATTGCCAGCACTGATATTACCAATGTTGGAAATTGTCACATTTCCAACTGTAAAAATACCAGCTACTTCAAGTGTGGATGAGGGACTAACAGTGTTAATGCCCACGTTGGCATTACTAATAGACAGATCAATGCCATCTCGTTCAAGATTGCTTGATAGTATCTGCCCTTTTACGTAGTTAACTGCCATAGATTGTCCCTGTATAGGATATTTAGCTGATTAGTTTGTGGTGTGAATCACGTTGATTGGCACAGTATTGGGCGGTGCTGATGTAAATGTAATGTTATATCCACCGTCAACGGTATAAGACGAAGCCGGGTCTTGGTAAATTGAACCTACAAATACTATAAGTTGTGTTGCTGTATTTTCTGCTACACTCATTAAGAACACTGTGGTGCTACCATCACCAACAAAGTCGTCCACAGTGTAAGTAATACTTCCGCCTGTGCTAAGTGTAGTCCAACTGCTACCGTTGAAAAACTCCACCAGGCCCGAATCTGTATTGTAACGAATCATCCCAAATGCAGCATTATCAGGACGGTTAGCAGAACTGCCAGTGGGCAATACCACACCTGTACTGCCACTTTGCAACTGGCGATTTTTTACAAAATATCCCATTAAATTGTAGTATACGAAGTCACTGCGGTTACTGTATTAGCTGTGGCTACTACCTGTACAAAGTCTCCAGCACCTAACAATAATTTTTCTCCAGCGTTATAAAGTTGATAGGTGTCGCCGCTGGACAGTGACAACGCATATAAAATTTGATTACTGGTTGTTGCGATGTTGCCGTTTGGTACCACAAACACGTTGGCAGTCACATTTGCAGCGCCCCAATTGTTTAAACTGAGCCAGGTAATAGCAGTGTTTCCACCACTGGTGTAAACCACGTTACCAACTACTGTGTTACCGATTACTTGTGTTGTTATTGACATTTTTGTTCCTTAAAGTATAATTGCGTAAACAATGGCTTTGCCTTTGCTGACCAATTCGTCGTTGGCTGATGCTGATGTAAAGTACAATCCTGTACCTCCGCCGCCTATCACATTGCTGTAAACAGCCACCGCATTGGCCACATTGGCTGGTGTAGCGGTATTGGCAAACACTTGGTGTCCGCTTAAAAAAAGTTTGTTGGTTGCTGTATCAAACGACAAGTTTGCTGTTGCACCAAATGCACCAGAATTGTTAAACTGTATCTGGGTGTTTGATCCAGCGGCTGCTACTGCGCTAGTAGTGGTAATAATATTGGCGTAACTGGCAATAGGTGCACCCAAACTTGATACACTGTTGCTGATCTGCCAGGCATTGGCCACTGAGTTGAATCGTAGTCCAGCAAAGGTAGTGGGTCCAGTTTGCCCAAGCAGGCCCATTTCTGTAACAGTACCGGTGTTGTTGGCGGCAACTACAATAAAATCGTCCACTGTTGACAAGTTACCTGTGTAGGTTAAACTACCATTGAAAATGGTGTTGGCATAATTGATCGTAAGAGTGGCAACCCCGTCATCGCCGGTTAGAGTTAAATCGCCACTGGTGTTCTTGTATGTAGACATCTATAGATCCTTTTTGTTATTTATGCGGTCTACAAAGGTATCTAAATCAACGTGTGTGAAGTTTGGTACAGCACTAAGCTCTGGTATTAGGGCTGTGGTTGTGCCTTGTACCCGTACAAATTGCACAAGAGGGTGATCTTGTGCAATACGACATAGTTGTTTGATCCAATTTCCAGTAAAAGTAGGAGGAGCGTCTACTCGTTTGTAAAATTCTGTGCCGGCATACAAGTTGTTAACCGTATTATTTTCTGTAGGACCCATGTCAAATCCCAGCAGGTATATGCGGGTATTCCCGTCTTGTGCTGCCAACCCTGTAGCAATAGGACCACTACTAAATCCAAAGTATGGTTTGGGTACCCCTTGTGCGCCTAGGCCTGCAATGGGTCTGCGAGTGTGAAATCTATGTTGGGCACTGTATCCAGATTCTTGTATGTGTGTGGCGATGGGTCGGTCAGTAGATATCAACACATCTGGAGTAAATTCTCTGTACAGGGCATTACAGCCGTAGACAGTGCCCAACAGTTGTAGTTGGTGTAAATCAACGCCTTGGCGGCTAATGCCGTTGCCTAACACAAATGCTCGAGTCATAAAAAATCCCCACAGTACTTATTGTGGGGATTTTAGGGCTACAACAAAATTAGCTTGTGTAGTTTTCTACAATAGCAAGATCTAAAGCGCCTGTTGCCAATTGCTCTGAACCGTTGGTTCCCCATGTGTCAACTTCGGCACCGGATTTGGCTGTTGTGCCTTCGTCACTGAAGAAGTTGTCAGCGTATACCACATTGTTAACAACCTGATCTGCATTCCAAACATCCCCGGTGTTAGCAACACCGCCAACTTCGCCGCCAGCAAAGTTTTGTAGGAACTTGTTGGTCAACTTACTGATTGCTGTTTCAACAGAGTCGTTACTAAAATAACTAATACTCATGTTTCCAGCAGTTGGTGTTAAATCACTTGTTAATACACAAATACCAACTTCTTGAGCTGTGCCAGTGGTGCCTGCACCAGCGGCTGCTGTTGGTGTGAAAACAGTACCTACACCATAGCCTGCTGGAGCACCCATGGCTGTCCAGTTAGTATCGCCAACTACTCGAATACGTAGTGCCACTGATGGTGATCCACCGATTACTGCGTTTTCTGGATCAATGCCAGCGTTAGTAGATACCAAAAACTTGTGTGAACCTTTTTGACGGATGATTAATCCGGCTGCTTGACCGCTGGAACTATTAGTAATATTTACTTCGCACTTGACTACTGGATAGTTTGCAGTGGCCACTGTTGGAGGCTGAACACCACCAACTACGCCAAGATATTCTGTGCCAGTCCAAGTATTACTTGGGTACACAGGTGCTGTTAAACTTGTTAGTGCATTGAAACCAATATCAACACCAGGGTTTGCACCGGTACTGGCGTTATAACTAGCTTCGGTAATTTTTTTGATTTTAAGAGGACGTCCCATTTTGTTTTCTCCTTAAAGAAGTCCGATCGGAGTTCTAGTCCGTACGCGGTAGGGTTCTAGTCCGCCGCATAAAACGCATGATTGCGTTGACAAGTATTTATGGCACTGCAAATATTTTGGGTGCGTACCGAGCAAATTAAATACATGCATGGATACAGAACACTTGGTAGCACACGGCAATACCTGCCGAGAACAACACAACCCTGAAGGTGCCTTGGCCTACTATGCCCAAGCTCTAACACAGGATCGACATCACGCAGGTGCGTTTAATAATTATGGCAATGTGCTACGTGAATCAGGTGATCCTGCAGGTGGTATTCCGTTTTTGCAACGGGCTATACAACTGGATCCCACCAATGTCACTGCTCAATTTAATCTAGCTGTGGCTTACTTGCTGAGTGGTGACTATGCTCGCGGATGGCCGCAGTATGAGTGGCGCTGGCGGTACGAACACCTAAATGGTCAATTACCCACGTATGAGCAACCGCGCTGGACTGGCCAGGATTTAAAAGACAAAACTATCTTGGTGTTGGGTGAACAAGGGCATGGGGATAATATACAGTTTATCCGCTTTGTGGGTGACTTGTCTGGTCGTGGTGCTCGAGTACTAGTTGCTGTAAATCCGAGCCTTATTCCCTTATTCCAGAGCATTCCACAAATTACAGAATTATTTGGGCCAGATCAGCCGTTGCCAGCGTTTGATTATTGGACTCCTATCATGAGTATTCCTGGTGCAATTGGTAATACCTTAGACAATCTAAGTCATGTGCAATACTACCTTCGAGCTGACGAACAGTTGGCACGAGCTTGGCAAGAAAAATTAGGACCAAAGACTCGACTGCGTGTGGGCTTTTGCTGGTCGGGTCGAAAAGATACCTGGATTAATCAACACAAGGCCATGCCTTTTGAAACCATGTTGGCCTTGATCCAACGCAATCCCAGCTATGAGTGGGTTAATCTACAGTGCGATTGTAGTTCAGAAGAAGAACAGCAATTGGTTGCTGCTGGCGTTCGAGCATATCCTGGGGCTATCACCACGTTTGCAGATACAGCGGCCTTGATACATCACATGGATGTTGTGCTGGCTGTGGATACTGCTGTGGCACACTTGTCAGGTGCATTAGGACGACCTGTTTGGGTCATGTTAAATCAGTTTGGTCTAGACTGGCGCTGGTTGTTGAATCGTGATTCAAGTCCGTGGTATAGCACTGCCACCTTGTTCCGCCAACCAGTCATGGGCGACTGGGCCAGTGTAACTGACCGGATTGACAAATATCTCAGTTGGTATAAAGTCTAAGGCTGGTAATAAATGACTTCGCCGGTGACAGGATTGTAGTACATGGCATAAAATCCTGCAGGTACAGTATTGCTGACTCTGGCAGGACCTAGATATAAGTTGGCGCCTGATCCTGATATGACCAAATTCAAGTTGCCATCCACATTGCCCAGATAGATATTTCCGGTGTTGGGATTCACAGTCATCTCACCTGGTCTAGCATTGCCGTTGTAGTTGGTCACAGACTCCTGAGCGTTGTCTTTCATAACTGTTCTAGTGATGCCAGTTATGTCTGCGTATGGTGGAGGTGGATTTGCCATACCAGTATTTAGCGGCTTGGGCAGTGATCGCCGTGCCAGCGGGCGTAACCATTCACAGCTACCAGTTGATCACAGTGCGGGCATAGCCGCTTTTCACGCTTCTTGCCCATGTTAGCTAGACTTCTTGCCAACTTTTCTTCTTCAGTTTGTTTACGGCCACGCAGTTTGTCTCCAATTTTTTTACGAGTGTTGTCTGATACTTCTGCTCCATAACGTGGGTTATTTTTTCCTGACTGTGCGGCTGATAATTTTGCTCGATGTTCTTCTGTTATAGGAGGTTTCGTTTTGCCAGTTGTGTTTGCCACCAATCTTGCATGTTGTTCTGGTGTCAGCGTATTACCTAGATTTTTTTGTCTAATTTTTTCTCTTGCTTCTGGTGTATGTGTTTTGCCCCACATTGGGTTTTTCTCCCCAAGGATTCTTTCACGTTGTAGTATTGCATATTCTTGTTTAATACTTTCATATACTCGTGCGGTAATTTTTGTAGCATAACGTTGTTGTCCTGATTTCTCTGCTCGCATCATCCTAAGTGCATTTAGCATTTTATGATGTTCTTGTCCTGTAGTCATTTTGACCAACAACCAATGGCATACAAAGTGTTCTCTAGCAGTTAGATTTACCAAGTTATCTGGCTCATCTCCACCACCTAAACTACGTGGTACTATGTGATGACTCTCTGTGTAAGTTTCTAGGACACGATTTTTGGCTCGATTTGTAATGTTTGCGTACCATTGTTTATATTTGTTCATATGTTTATTTATGTTAGTAAGCTCCATGATAACATTTATAAACAAAAATGTCAACAAAAAAGCGCCTTTCGGCGCTTTTCTGCTTCTTCCCATCCCTGAGAAAAATAAACAAACAATCTCTGATTAAGAGAAAGACAAGTTTTGGACGGCAATCTCCCCGACGTAGTCGGCAGCATTACCAAACGAACTTGCAGTATTTGTTAATTCTACGAAGCCATATCTCGTCATGAAACTTACGACTGGTTCGAATGTTGACGGATCCAATACCACGCCACTGCTCATCAACGGAATGTATGGGCAATAGAACGCAGCAGCATCAGCTTCGCTTGTACCCTTGTAGCCAACCAATACACTAGCTGTATCACTAGCGTAAGAGTTTACAAACACACGCATTGCACCGTTCAATGTACCAACAAACTTAGTGTTTGTAGGAGCTTCAAATGTGCCTTCTGTTGTGCGGGCAAAAGCACTAGTTGTTGCACTTTGCAATACTGTCAAGCTAGCTGGGGAAACAACAGCCCAGTTACCAGCGCCACGACGTGTACGCTGAGCGATCAAGTTAGCAACGCGGTTGATCAACACTGCCAAAGCGGCATGCTCATCACCAACGAATGTTGCTGTACCAGATACAGTTGCTTGGTTGTATGTGTACTCTGTAGCAGCCAATGTGCTCAAGGATAACAAGATCTCTTGATCAATCTCAGCTGTGATCTCTTGTGCAAGAGCAGCCATGATTTCAGCTTCTACGTCGATACCGTGCATGGCTTGTGCATCTTGAGCAGATTCAAATGTCCAACGAGCTTGTAACTTGCGTGTCTTTGCTTCAACAGCTTGCTTCAAGATTTGTACGGAGATTTGCTTACCGCCTGTGCCTTCCATAACTGCTGTGTTGTTACCTGTGTAACCAGTAGCTGTTGTAGTAGCTTGTGGCACTGTAGAGTAAGCAGTAGCAATTG